CGAAGAGGGTTGTGCGCCCGTCGTGTTGGCGCCCTTTCGCGGCAGATTAGCTTATAGCACACAGTCCGGCAAACATCAAATATGTTTGCCGGACCGACAAACATAATGGTCAGGAGCTTGGAGACGGAGGAGGCGGAGGCGCTGGACGCCTACGCTTATTGCAATTGCACACGTTTGCTCACCTCCCTCCGGGGTGGACCCGACGAGACAACATCCGCATCACAACCCGCACCGCCTGACGCTCAACATCCGCATGCGAGCGACCCCACGCCACCGTCGGACGCCCCGCCGCCACCAGCGACTGAGGCTCACCAGACGCCACACGCGCCCGCATCTTCGGCACCGGGAACCCCGGAACATTCACCGCCAGCAGACCAACCAGCCGCAGCTCACCACCGATCCGCCGCCAGTCCCCACTGACTTGGCCCGCAGCCTGCAGCTCGTACACCCGCAGCGGATCCGCACCCGGCCGTACCGCACCCGCAACCCAAATGCCGTGCGCGTCGTTGCCGACCGCGACATCCGCCACCGCGCTGCCGGTGTTGTCGTAGTGCTCCGCCGCCGGGGACGCCCCCAGGTGCAGCGGCGCATGCCCCGTACCCACCGTGATCTGACCAACCGCCACCCGGGATCCGTCATCGCACTTCACCTCACCCGTCCGGTAGTACGGGTGCACGTCCTCGTGCGGTGGCTGCACACACACGCCTTCCTGCCCAATGTGGCACGAACCCCACTGCGCGGCATGACCGTAAATACGGCCGTCATCCGTCACCGTGATCGGCGTCGGGAGCGAAAGCTTCGGGTCCGAGAACCACACGGCCGGCGGCTGCCACGCCCCGCCCGACGCGGCGACCGCGTGGAGGGAGCGGAACGGCTCCGGCTCCCGGCCCGCATCGCGTAGGTGCGCGGCGACGTGGTCGTAGACGCCGCGCCGGTCCGCCTCCGGGATGCTCGCGCCGCCGCGGGCCCCGTGCAGCGCGCCGATGGATGCCGAGCAGGCGGCCAGGTTCGCCGGGCCTACGGTACCGTCGGCGTTGATCTCGTGGTGGAGGAACTTCGCCGCAGACTTCGGCATCTCGCCGTCCTCGACTGCGGCGCCGTCGTACCAGCCGTATGCAGCCCGGGCTTTGTCCACCGTCAACGGGCCGTCGATGCGCTTCTCGTTCACGCCCACATCCCACGGCCCATCGGATGTGGCGGTGTCGTGGGTGCCGACCGCGCCCATCTCCTGCACCGCCAGCGCCAGGACAGCGGCCTCGCCGACGGGCTGCCCGCCGGCCACGACCGCGCCGGCCTCGTCGAGGAGTGCGATGTACGCCTCGGCGAACGCGGGGATGTCGACCAACGTGGCGGCGCGGATCCTGCCGCCGTGGAAAATCATCTTCTCGGGCTGGGCGAAGAGCATCTCGAAGAGGTCGTCTTCGTCGCCTTCGTCGCCTTCGCCGGTCCCGGCGTTGACGTCCTCGGGCCACACGAACTCGACGTCGGCGTCGGCGATGCTGTCGGCGTCGATGGACACGCCGCGGAGGAACTTGCCTTCGATCTTGGCGTGGGCGCGGCGGCCATTGTCGTCGGAGAGGTCAAGGACACCCGAACCCATGATCTTGCCTTCGTCACGCCAGACCTTGTCAATGCGGCCGACGTTGACTGCGACAGTGTGCGGCTCCCCGCCGTGAGAGTCCTCAATATTCCACCTGAGGGGTACTGGCAGATCAGCCCAGTTCAGAGCGCCGGGGGCGAACTCGCGGCCGTCGCCGGTGACGATGCCCTCGACGGCAAGTACGCCTTCCCACGGGGCGGTCTTGCCCGCGTAGTCCATACCCTCGTCGGGCATCTCTTTGGGCTTGTCGTCGTCGGCTGCGTAGAGGGCGGCGCGCTGCTCCTCGGCTGCGGCTTCGTTTTCGTGGCAGCCCATCAGGCTGTTGTCGGCGTCTTTGGTGACGGCCCACGGCGTATCGGCACCGCAGTCCGGGTGGTCTTGCACGATGCTGTACGGCACGCTGCCGCCTCCTTCGTGGTTTGTCGGCGGCATTGTGTCCGCGCTCGCCGCCAAGATCATTCCGGCGGCTTGTTGCTCCCCGCCCTGCGGCCACACCGTGACGAGCGTTCCGCGGCATCGGGTGCCGCCGAGGCAGCCCGTGTAGCCGCCTGACGGGTACGCGGCGCGGGCCTCGGCAAGCGTCGCGTACTGGGTGCCGTCGACTGCTCGACATGGGGCGCATGAGTTACGGTCAAGCGCTTCTGTACTGACGTATGTGGCAGGTGGGGTGACCGCGAGCACCGCAAGGCGCCCCTCGTTCTGCGCCGCAGTCATCGCAGCGCCGACCTGCTCCTCAACAGCCGCGCCCGACAGGGACGCCAGGTGTTCGTCGACCTGGGCCGCCACCTCAGCGCCCGTACCCGAGCCGAACAACTGCACCGCCCGCCGCACAGCCGACTGCACCAGCCCCAACCCGAGCAGTCGCGCCGTAGTCGTCGCCACCTGCCGAAGCCGATCCCGGACAGCCGCAGCCGTAAGCGCCTCATCGTCAAGCGACCACTCCGGAACGTCGATGCCCTGCGCCTCAGCCTCATCCCGCTGCGCTTCACCCGCCTGGATCGCGAACTCCTGCATGCGGCCGAACAGCAGATTCGCCGCCGCCGTAGTGGGCACGGCGATGGTGGTGAGCTGGTCGATGTCTTCAGCGTCGACGGCTGCCTGTACGGCGGCTGTGATCTGCTCACGCTGGACGTCTTGGATCGCGGCCCATTCGTCGACGACGCTGCCCACGGCCTCGTGCCACGCCTCGTTCATGTCGGCGAAGTTGATGCGCGATGCGAGCTCGACGTCGGTGGGCTGGCGGCGCAGTGGCCCGTCAGCTGCGGCTGTGAGCGTGGCCATTGATGCTCCGAGTCGTCGTAAGGAACCCTGACGTATCCAGATGCGGGGACATGCGGCCGATCGTGAACCGGCCGAAGCTGTCGAGACGCGCCTCGTAAACGCCGCTGGTGCCCGGCCGCGGGAGGTCGGCCAGCTTCAACGCGGCGTGCGTGAACGGGCAGGAGTACGCGTGCGAGGAGCACACCGCGGGGTGCAGCAACTCCGGTTGCCGGCCGACCGCGAACCGCACCGCGTGCAACTCGCGTGCCTGCCGCACCATGCGATCTTCTCGGGCCCGCGCCGCTGTAGTCCGGGCTTCGGTTTCCGTGGGTGGCGGCTCGCCCTGCTCGGGCGGCGTCCGCTCATCTTGCTGCCCTGGCTCCGGCTCGGCCGCTACTTCTCCTGGTGGCGCTGCGGCTACAGGCTGGATCGTGACCTGCTCGCCGGTCAGTTCGGACAGGGCGGACCCGGCGCCGGACGGCAGGGTCTTGATGATGATCTTCAGGCCCTGTTCCTTGAGCTGGTCTGCGGTGGGTTTGTCGCCTTCGTTGAAGCCTGTCTCGCGGCGCAGGGCGTCGCTGTTGATTTCCAGCCGGTCGTATAGCTGGATCGCGTCGTCGCTGCGGTCGGGGCGGAGGGTGAGTTCAGACATGTCGTACCAGACGACCCACTGGGCCCAGTCTTCGACGCGGGAGGCTTTCAGTCGGGGCTGGAGGTAACCGGTGGTGATGGCGTCGGCGATGAGTTCAGCGTCCGGGGCAACGTTTACTTTTAGGTTGCTTTCGTCCGAAATCCACGCGTTCCAATGGTTCAAATCGGACATGCCGAGGAGGACCTCGGGTGGAACATTCAGCTGGGACGCGAGCCGCTTGATCGCTGAGTCGCGCTTCTCGATGATCTTCTCGTCGGTGCGCAGCGTGAAGTCGATGTGCGCGATCTTGTCGACATATTCACCCGGAACCCGGATCGGCATCGGCACCACCGCGGCAGCAGTACCCGGCGTGCTGATCGCCGTCTTCGCGTTCTCGATCCACTCAGCCATGAACGGATCGTTGGCGTCGGCGAACTCCTCCCGTACTGGGAAGGTGATCTCGTCGGGGAAGATGACCACACCGGCCGACGCCAGGCGGGAGAGATACTGCGCTTGAATGTGCCGGTTGACGAGCTCCAGCTCACGCATCGTGGCACGAGCTGCCCGGGCCGGCGAGTCGGCAACATGGTGATGCCGCTTGTTCGGCCGCCACACCCGGATAGGCGCCATAGAGTCCTCAGCCAGCGGGCGCCAGTCGATACCGCTGCGGTAGCTGGTTTCGTCGATGACCTCGAAGCGGCCTCGTGCAACACGAACCTCGTCGATGGACCGCACGGCCCATTTCTCGACACCATCCACGTTCTCAACGATCAGATAGCCCTCGCCGGGCACAGTCAGTTGAGTGGCCAACCCGGCGATGATCTGGGCCTGCCCGGCGACGCCCCCGGCGAACGCCGTCATCAGATCAACGGCGGTCCCGGCGTCCTGCCGTACAGGCTCGTCAGCACCTGGTTCGAGCTTGGCTGCGTGGAAGCGGATGCGGGAGAGAACGTTGGCTTCCCAGTCGGCGGCGTAGCGGAATTCGCCGAGGTCTGAATAGAACTGCCAGGCTTCTTCCTGCCATGCGTCGGGGGTGCGTACGAGTTCGGTGCGGGGGCTGGTAACAGGCTGCGCGGCGGCGGTGATCGCGGCCGGCTCGGGCCGTGGCGCGGGGAGTGGTGCTGGTGTGGGCATGGGTGCGCGTCGGGTGAATGCATGCCACCAGGCCACGGTGCGCCTCCCTGCTCACGAGTCTGCGGCGCAGGGTAGGCACTAGAAGGTGAAGATCATTCCGGGGCGTGTCTGAGAACGCCAGGGAGCCGCCTACGTCATGCAACGCAGACGGCTCCCCTACCCACTTCACCAACAAGAGCACCGGGGGAAACCGGACCTCACCCCCACCATGCCACAGCCGACGTCAAGCCCACTCCTGCGCGGCGATGAGCGCGCCCGCTGCCCACACCGCAAGCCACACCAACACCGGCACCGGCAAACCCACCACCGCCCACACCCCGCCCGTCACCCCGAGCGCCACCCAGCCGGACGCGCACCACGGGCACGACAGCAACTCAGCCAACCAGAACGGCGACCGCTTCCACCGCCGGGCGTAGATGAACAGCTCACCCTCGACCAGCCGGAACATCCCCAGGCCCGGTACCGACTTGAGCGTGTGCTCCTCAACCTCTCCAGTCGGGAACGCCTCGTGATGCTGCTCCTTCATCGTCGGCTCACGCCACCCACCGACCAGCCGGTCACGCAGCCACAGCACCGGCGGGAACGTGTCGGCCACGACCAACCGCGTCAGCCGGTACACCGCGAGCGACATCACGATCAGCAGCAGCCAAGTCTCCATGGCGGTCACCGTAGCCGCCCGCCAACAATCTGCTTTCTGGCCAGATCACCACCCAACGAACCCAGCCCACGCGCAGCCGTCCCCACCAGCTTCAACTGCCAGGCCGGCCACACCATCGCGTCCAACCGGTCCGGCGACCAGCCGAGCTCCGGGTACCAGGTGGCGAGCTGGTCCTCCAGCTCTTCGAACACGCCGGCCATGTGCCAGCGGCCTTGCGACGTGAGCGCGGCGA